ATAGGCAGATTTACCGTCGATCCGCTCAGTTTCGTGCGCTATGCGTATCCTTGGCGCGAACCAAATAGCGAGCTGGCAGAATACGACGGTGCGCGCAAATGGCAGCGTGAAGTTCTGGAAACAATCGGCACCCATCTGCGCGGCCCTGATCGCTTCACTCCGCTGCTCTATGCGATTGCCAGCGGTCACGGCGTCGGAAAATCGGCGCTAATAGCGATGATTACCGATTGGGCCATGAGCACCTGCGAGGACTGCCGGGTGGTGATGACCGCGAACACTGAGCCGCAGTTGCGCACCAAGACCTGGCCAGAAGTGAGCAAGTGGACGCATCTGGCTATCAACTCGCATTGGTGGAGCGTGACCGCAACCACCGTAAGCGTGCGCGAGAAGGCTCACGAGCGGCTGTGGCGCACCGATGCGATTGCCTGGAGCGAGAACAACACTGAGGCGTTTGCCGGCCTGCACAACAAAGGCAAGCGCATTGTCGTGATATTCGATGAAGGCTCGGCGATTGCGGACAAGGTCTGGGAAGTGACCGAAGGCGCATTGACGGATGAGCAAACGGAAATCATCTGGCTGGCATTCGGCAATCCCACGCGCAATACGGGCCGCTTCCGCGAATGCTTTGGCAAGTACAAGCACCGCTGGATCACTAAGCAGATTGACTCGCGCACAGTCGAGGGCACGAACAAGGAGCAGATCGCCAAGTGGGTTGCGGACTATGGCGAGGATTCAGACTTCTGCCGCGTTCGCGTGCGCGGCGAGTTTCCGAGGGCAGGCGCAACCCAGTTCATAGGCGGCGACATAGTGTCCGGTGCTCGATCCCGCACGGTTGCGCCTTCAGGCTTCAAGGTGCTGGCTGTGGACGTGGCGCGCTTCGGCGACGATCAGACAGTGTTAGGCATGCGGCAAGGCGGCCATCTGCGCATCCTGGCACGATTGCGCGGCCTGGACACGATGCAGGTAGCGGCGCGGGTCATGGAAGTGATGCGCAACGAGCAGCCGCGGGCCACAATCATAGACGGTGATGGGCTCGGAGCTGGTGTGGTCGACTGCGTTCGGCACACGATGCGGGAGTGGTTTCCGGCTCATCCATTACATCGCCTGCAGGAGTTCCACGGCGGCAGTTCTCCGAACGATTCGAGCATGTTCTTCAATCGCCGCGCCGAGGTCTGGGGCATGATGCGCGAGTGGCTCAAGGAGGGCGACATTCCCGATGAGCCGGAGATTGAGACGGACCTTACCGGGCCTGAATACTACTTCTCGAGCAAGAATCAGATTCAGTTAGAGCGCAAAGAGGACATGAAGCGGCGCGGCCTGTCGAGCCCCGACGTGGGCGACATGCTGGCTATGTCATTTGCGGCCGCTCCTGCGGCGCTTGAGTATGACGAGATGGCAACCGAGGCAGAAGCGGCCATCTTCGCGCATGCAGACAAGCGGTATCAAGAGGCGCGGCAGTGAGGGAATGCAGGCAGTGCAGTAAAGAGGATGCGCCCTGGTTCGAGCCTGCACCTTGCTCCTGCGGCCTGCCGCTGGATGAGGACGATCCCAGCCCGCTGAAGCACGCGGCGGACTGCAACGGCATCGGGCACGAGGTGGTGCTGTATCCGGTGCGCATCGACAAGCGCGAGATGACGTATGACCAGAAGCTGTTGCCCAAGTGGACGGCGAAGGGCTGGCGTCTGATGCAGAACGGCATCCGCTATTACCGCGTTAAGTATCTATGCCGCCAGTGCATCGTGGCCGAAGATGGCGCGCAGGAGCGGCGGCGGGAATACGAGAAGGCGTGCAAGGCGACGGCTGGCGGTGAAGCGATAAGTTACGCGCAGATGCTGGCGAGCCAATAGGAGAGAGCGACGATGGCATGGACGGTATTTCAAGCAACGGTAACGACTCCCGGCACGCCCCAGCAACTGACCAGCTCGGTCGTGCCCGCATTCCCGACGATGAGCGGCAGCATGTCGGGCGTGGTCCTGCCCACGGCATCAGTGGTGGTCTTTCAGGCGGGGGCGCTGAACACGGCGAGCAAGAACATCTATATAGGTAGCAAAGGCATGACTGCCGGCACCGGGCTGTCGCTGCCTCCCGGCGTATGGTCGCCTCCGATTTCGCTGGCCGAGGGCGCGGTATCGCTGGCCGAGATTTGGATTGACGCGGACTCGGGGACGCTGGTCAAGGGCCTGACCGTGCTGGTGGTGGGCTGATGCGGCCGCGTATGCCGCAGAAGCCTGTCTGCCGAACCTGCGGAAAGCCGGTTCTGTTCGGCGACCTCTACTGCTCTAAGGAATGCGGGCAGAAGCTCAAGACGGTCGCGGAGGCGCTGCTCGATGCGGGCTTTGTGGCGGATGAGCGGGCGCCCAACATCTATCGCAAGAATGGCATTGCGCTAACTGTGGAGGCGACGGCAAATGTCGGTTTGGACAAGGCTATTCGGCAGCACGGCGACATCCGCCAGCAATACGGCGCTGGAGGCGCTGTGCGAACTGATGAAGGGCCAGCAGAAGCTGTTGGCGCAGCAGCAGGAGACGCTGGACCGGATCGTGACGGCGCGCTACGACCGCCCCCTGGAGCGCAGCCGGGCAACCGCGCCAACGGAGCCATTGCCGTCGTGGGCGATGAACGACCAGGGCGATTCGCGTCCCGACCCGGAAGCGGCGGAGATTGAGCGGCAGTTGAGCAGGATCGCGACGGCATCGGATGCGGAGTGGGTGAATGGCGACTAGTGCGCAGGCCGGGCATCCCGAGGTAGCGCCGCAGACGGATGCGCAGGGCGCGCTGTCGGATCACATCACGAAGATGTACAAGAGTGCCAGCCGGTCGCGCTATGCGGAGGAGCGGGAGTGGGCCACGGCTGGCTACTTCGACCAGAACAAACAATGGCTGGAGGAAGACCCGGCGGCGGGCGGACGCTTGCGCCCTATGGACCGCAAGAAGGATGCCAAGTGGCCGCAGCCGATCACGAACCTGTTCAGCAAAACGATCAATATTAACGCCAACGCCCTCGGGGCGGACATTCCGCGCATGCTGGCGCTGTCGGATAATTACGACGCGCGCAATCGCCGGGCGGCGGAAGCGGCCGAGAACGTCATCGATGCCGGGAACCGCGAATCGGATATGGAGATCATCAACCCCACGCTGGCCAAGCGCGTCATATTATGGGGATGGGGATGCACCTATGACACGATTGCGTTCGATCATTCGACTGTTGAAGTGCCGCAAATCCCTGAAAGCGTACCGCCTCCTGATCCAGCAGCAGGAATGGGCGGAGGGGAACCAGGAGCAGAGGCGGCTATTCAACCCGCAGGCGGGGCCGTCCCGGCCGGCGCCGCGCCCCAAGTAGAACCCTCGCCCGAACTTCAGGCTATGGGCGTGCAGACGGTGCCCACGGCGCGCCTGCAGACATATTTACTGACACCCTTTGAAGTCTACCTGCCGCGCGATTCCGCGGACATCAACCTGACGCCCTGGCAGATCGTGCGCTGGCGCAGGCGGCTGGGGCTGGTCAAGGAGCTGTATCCCGATTATGCGGAGAAGTTCACCGCGGATACGGCTGATGTTGCCTTAGCGTTCTATTACCTCAATACGCTGCGCTCGCTCTCGTTTCAGAACAGCAAGATGAATGAGGCGGAAGAGGAATTCTGCACCATGACGGAATACTGGTGCGAGTGGACGGCGGTGCCTGAAGAGGTGCAGGAAAAGATTTCCGCCGAATGGGAAGCGCAGACCTCGGAGATTTACGCATCGAAGGGGCTGACGAAACTGCAGGCGGCGATTGAATATGGCCTCTTCGCAGTGCAGTGGCAGGGACAAATCGTGCAGTGGGCCGAGAATCCCTGGGATGGCGACTCGCCGCTGACGTTCTTTCCGTTCCAGAAGGACAGCGTTTCCGTTTATCCCAAAGGGCTGTCGGTGGAGCTTATCCCGCTGACCAAGTCGCTGAATCGCGTGGATTCGCTGATGCTGCGCGCGGTCATGAGCACAGGAACGGGCAAATGGCTGGTGCCGACGACGCAGCCGATCACGCAACTTTCGGGCGATCCGGTGGAGAAGGTAGAGTATGACCCTCTGGGCGATGGCAAAGTCAAGCCGGAGTTTATCAATCCCACGCCCTATGGCCCGGTGCTGATCCAGTTGCGGGAGCAGATTGTGGCCGATTTCAAGGAACTGGGCTACTCCAATTCGGTGGCCGAGGGCGAGATGCCGGGAGCGGGCACGGCCTTCAGGCTGGCGGCCTATATGGGCGCCAAGGCCGAAGAGACGCGCAAGACGATGCGCTATCTATGGGAGCAGGCGCATGAGTTGCGGGCGCGGAAGCTGATCAAGATGGCGCGCAAAGTCTGGACGGAGCCGCGCAAAGTGCAGACGGCCGGGTTTAATAACAAGTTTGCGGCGCAGCAATTGGAAGCGGCCGACATTCCCGAGGATGGCTACGAACTGAACGTCATTCAGGATTCGAGTAAGCCTAAGACGCAGACGGAGAAGCTGCAAGTGCTGCAACTGGCGCAGCAGGGCGGATATGTGAACCCGCAAGACCCGCAAACGCGGGAATACGTGCTCGAGGCTCTAGGCTTGCAGGATCTCGATCCCACCGACCATCTGCAGTATATGAAGGCCGACCGCGATCTGGAGAAGCTGAAGCGGAACATACAGCCGATGGAGTCGCCGTTCGAGAAGTGGGATATTCCGCTGCGCGTGACGGCGCTCTACACGCTGACGGAGGAATTCGAGGACAGCCCGGAGAACATTCGCAACGGCATCCTGATGTATGCGCAGTATCTGAGCGACAAACTGCAGGTAGCGCAGGGCGCGCCGCTGGGGCTGCCGCAGCCGGGACCGGGCGGGCCTCCGCCGTCGCCGGCAGACTTAGCCGCCAAGGGCGGTCCTGGCGGTCAGCCCGCAGCGCACGTTCTGGGGCAGGTTCCGGGCGCGCAGGTCAGTAATTCGCAAGTTCAGGGCGCGGCCGTGCGCGAGGCCGCCAACATCGTTCCCAACAGTCCCTCGCCGAGCGCGTAAAGGAGAAACATGGCAATCACTGCAGCGTTTACCAGCTTTGAAGTTCCAGGGGCCTCGAAAGTGGGCATCGTCGAGGTCGGCTTCAGCACCACCGATTACCTCACCAACGGGGTGGATGTGCGCCCCGCGATTCTGGCCGCGACGGGCTGCGTGCAACTGAGCGCGCTGGTTCCCGTTTCGCTCGGCCCCACGCTGACCGCGGGCATCGCCGACTTCAGTTGGGACCGGGCCAACTCCAAGCTCAAGCTCTACACCTCAGCAGCGGCCGAATGCGCCAACGCGCTCGATATTTCGTCGATTAAGGTCTATCTCTACGTAAAGGGGAATTAGCCAATGCCAACCTTCCAGAAATGTGAAGTGGTGGATGCGTCGAAGTATGAAGGCCCGGCGCTGACGGTGGTCAATGACCAGCTGGGCGAGCAGGCGGCGCTGCCGGGCGATTACCTGCTGGGCACGGAGCGGGGCAAAATCCGCGTTATGGGTGCCAGGCAGTTCGAGGCGGAGTTCGTGGCGTACAGCAAGACTCCGTGCGATGACCAGTTGGCGGCGGCCAGGGCGGTGGTTGCCGACTTGAAAGGAAAGAGCGCCTCGCTGGCCGCCTCGAGCGCCGCGGCGGAGGCGGGTTTGTCTGCCGCGCAGGCGGAATTAGCGGCGGAAAAGGCGAAATTGGCTGAGTTGCAGGCAAAATACGATGCCCTGGCGTCGGCGGCGGCCCCCGCGGCGGCGCATGCGCAACCCGATGACGAAGCCAAAGACAAAAAGGCCGCCAAGAAGTAACAACGGCTAGAGAGGAAAGAAATGGGCGATCAGATTCAAGAATGGTTCACCTATCATGCGCCGAAAGGCGAGCAGCCGCAGCGTTACGAGGCTATTCGTGATGCCGCCAAGCAGTTTGCGTATGTGTTGCAAGCCAACACGAACCCCTGCGCAGACCAAACCGCCGCATTTCGCAAATTGCGTGAGTGTGTAATGACTGCGAACGCTTCGATCGCGCTGGAGGAATAATATGCACCCGTTGCTCCACATGATCATGCTTTTCGGCTTGCTTGATGGCGCGGATAGCGGCGTAAATGGCGCCGCGGTCATGGATGCGCCTCCCGCGGAGCCTGCAGGCTCGCCCAGTGAGCCTGTAACCCCGCAGGAACCGCCTGCGCCACCCGCAGAACCGCCTCCCGCCGATCCCAACGACCCCATGGCGGCCCTGCAGGCGGCGATGGACGCGCAGTTGGGCAAGGATGAGCCGGTTACGCCTCCAGCGACACCGGAGGCAGCCGCACAGCCTCAGATTCCGCCCGAATTCGCGCAGGCGCTGCAGATTTCCGACTTTGTGAAGGAGCCGGCGCATGTCGAGCAGGCTATCAGGGCGGCGGACGAGGTTTGGAAGGTAGCCAGCGGCCAGGCCCCGGCCTCGAGTCTGCTGGAGGGCATGCGCGCGGCCAATCCCGAGGGATTCAAGGCGGTTATCGGCGACCTGATTCCGTACATCGAGCAGATCACCGGGCGGGCATTCACCAATCAGCCGCCTTCGCCTCCCGACCCCAACCGGGCGCGCCTCGATGCGATTGAGAAGCGGTTTGCGGATCAGGAGACGGAACGCAGGCAGTCGGCGTACCGGGAGCAGGTGCAGGCGGCCAACAAGATCGCCACCGACTTCATCGGCAATTCGATCAAGGGAACCTTTGCCGAAGGGCAGGATGCGCGCTTCTATGCGCTGCTGGCGTCCAAACTGGATGTAAGCGATGAGGGCATGCGGCAACTGCTCGGCGGCAATATCAAGCCGCTGGAAAAGGCTATCCGCGAAGTTAAGGCCGAGGAAGTCAGGGCATGGAAGGCTTACGGCGAAAACGTGAAAAAGCAGCAGCACACCCTGGCCAATGCGGTTCCCGCCGTCAAGGGCGGCAATGGGGCAAGGCCGCCCGCACCTGATTCCATGAAGGCGCTGCCGGGGGAGACGACCTCGCAGGCGGTGACGAGACTTTTGCAGGGCCGATCCGGCCCGTAATCAGACATTAGCAGCAAGGCGAAAGCATAACGGACCAGCTTTGAGGGCGGGTCCATGGGATGTCTCCGCGCCGGGCGGCTAAAACGCGCCGAAGGATACCCCTGCGGCCAATAAAGGAGACTCTCGTGGCAGATGCTAATACCATCACGAGGATTGGGGGCATCCTCAAGAATGTCTATGGCCCCAAAATCGAGGAGCAGCAGAATAAGACCGCTGTCCTCCGCACCCGTTACGGAAAGGCCGATAACGAGTATGTCCGGTCCATGGCCGGCGATCACTTCGAATTCCCGGCCAGGATCGGCGGCAACCGCGCCGGCGTGGCCCCGGCCGCTTCCGACGACGCGCTGCCGGTAGCAGGACGCCAGCAGGAGAAGAAGTTCAGCGTCTTCGACCGCGGCTATGTGGCCGTCATCAAGATGTTCGAGAAGGACATCCTGAACTCGGAGTCCAATCCGCAGGCGTTCGCCAACCACCAGACTAACGAAATGACGCAGATCGTTACCGACACCGAGAAGGTCATTAACATTGACATCGCGGCCGGCGACGGCTCGGGCATTCTCGGCCTGGCGGCCAGCGGCACGGCCTCGGCCACCCAAACGCTGACGGTCAGCACCGCTTACGGCGGCTTCGGCTCGCGCTACATTCAGGTGGGCGACGTGGTGGACTTCTACAGCGCCAACCTCGTCACTAGCCGCTCGGCGGGCGCGGGGCTCACGGTCAACTCCATCACCCCATCGGCGGCGGGCGGGCCGGCGACGGTGGTGCTGTCGGCCTCGGTCACCACCACCACGGGCGATGTGCTGGTGCGCGGCGCGGGGCGCGTCAATAAGTCCTATATGGGGCTCTACGGCGCGACCAACAACCAGAATGTGACCTTCCAGGGGCTGGCCACCGGCACGTATACGCTGCTGCAGTCCAACCTGATCGCGGCGGCGGGCAACTACCTCAACGAAGGCTATCTGCAGCAACTAGTCTCCGCCATCAACGTGGCCTCGGGCGAGGACATGGACGAGTTCGTGGCCTCGCATGCGCAGTTCGACGTGTACGAGGCGCTGGGGTTCGCGCAGAAGCGCTTTACCGACTCCACTATGGACAAGGGATACGAAACGCTCACGTTCAAAGGCAAGAAGTTTGTCAAGGATGTGGATGTTCCGCCTGCCGTCATCTATGGCATCAAGCGCGACACGGTAAAGTTCGGGCAGGTCGCAGGGCTCAACTTCTCGGAGCTGGACGGCGGGGTGCTGAAGTGGGTTCCGGGGTTCGCGGCATACACCGCGTATATGCGCGAGTATGGCAATTTTGTCTACACACATCCTAATCAACTAGGGTGCATCGGCGGGCTCGGATACAACACGTCCAGCACCGCCTACACGCGCTGAGCTTCTGGGGGGGACCGGTTTGCAGGCCGGCCCCCATTTTTTCTCAAGGACAATCCATGATCTATCTCGTCGGCGAAGATGGGCGCTCCGTGCCCGACTGGTTCAGGCGCGGGCTCAAGAACATCGATAGTGCCCTGGTGTGCTATTACAACCGCTTTCAGAACCAGTTCTGCATCGACCGCTGCGTGCACGGCGCCGATTGCCAGTCCGCCGATCACGTTTCCTGCGAGAAGACCAATGTCCACATCTTCGAGCACATGAGCGAAACGGTGCTGGACAAGGTCCGCAGCATGGATGCCTGGACGAAGTATGGCTCGAGCGGCGAGATGGGCCTCCTGCGGCAGAGGAAAGAGCGCGAGAATGCCAAGGCGGAATGGGATGCCAAAGCGCAGGAAGATTCGCGCGCCGCATGGCGCGACGGCTTCCGCGATGACCGCGTGCAGGTCAACAGGCTGCGCCACCTTCTGCAGCAGCATGATGTAGCGCGAGTCCACAAGTAACGGGGCCTGAGAGCCAAGGCGATCACGCAACGTTTACGAGGAGAGGAAGCATGCCAGTCAGGTTCTACAATCCCGGCCCCGCCATGAACGAGCGCCTGCGCTATGACAACCCCATCGGCGATCCCAAGGAGTCGAACATGGTTTCCGGTCATATTCTCAATGTGCCGGAAAAGGACTTCTTCGACGTTCCCACAGAAATCAGGATCGACGAGAAAGAAGGGGAGTTTGTTGTCCCGGTGAAGTTCGCCGACCGGGTGCAGGCGCTTTACCGGCACATTGGCATAGTGCGCATCAATCCCAACCCTAAACGCCCCATCGAGGACGACGACAACGTGGCCCTGAACGAGAAGGATGCGCGGGAGAAGGGTGAGCGGCTGTGGCGGGATTGCATGATCGACATGGTGCGCGCGCATACCCAGCAATGCGCCGAGATTCGCAGCCACAACAACATTCCCACGCGCGCCCGCGGCACGACCGCCCAGGCGTTCAGGACGCTGGGCATCGAAGACCCCGCCAATGATGTGGCGGACGTGCTCAGCCGCAAGCAGGATGTGAGCGAAGTGGCCGAGCTGCGCAGGCAGTTGGAGGAACTGAAAACCCTGATGCTGACGGGAGCCAAGGCAGGCAAGTAATTGGAAATATTGCCGGTCTTGCGCCCCGGCTTGCCAGGTTATCAGCCTGGACGCTTCGCTAGCGGATGGAGGCCGCACGGCGGAGGTCAATTCTCTTCAAGATGCTTTAATCTCGCGTCCAATACTTCTTCGACGCGACGTAACTCCGCACGCCACAACTCGCGCATGTCGTCGAAGCGTTGATTGAGTGCTGCAAATTGCTGCTTGTTTTGAAGCCAGACGATTACCACACCGAAAGTGACGGGAAGGCTGCCCAGAAAGGCCGTGCCAATATCATGCATCGTTCATTCTCCATGCGGCTGATTACCGCTGCTTTTCATGGTAGCACCCTGCAAATCGGGGGTGCGCCACGAATTTAGCCCAGATGTACGCCAACGCCAATGCCAACTCGGGCTATGCGCGCGCCGACGGGGAGATTTACTCCGCCCTTGAGCGCGCCGGCTTCAAAGTGTTCTCGGCGGTGGTGAAAGAGAATCGCGGCTTCTTCATCAAGTTCGATGAAACCAGCCTGAGCCTTGTTCCCGGCACGCAGGAATACGCCATGCCGCCTGACCTGTCGCAGGTCGTGCATCTGGCCGAGCGCCAGAGCGCGGGGCAGGACTGGGCGCCCATCGGACCGGCAGACCTCCATACCGCGCTGACCGATCTGCAGATTGCCTCCGGCTGGAGTTCATTCTTTTCCGCTATGTACGGCAACCGCAGCGCCTTCGGGTTCTATGGGCCGTATCTCGATGCGGCGGCGGCTACGGGCACGGAGACGCAGAAGATCCGCATCACGCCCGCCATCGACGCCGCGCGCTCCTGCCAGCTCGTCTACACGGCCAAATGGCTGCCCATCACCGACGCCTCGAGCAAGGTCATGCTGCCCGATGAGGGCACTTATGCCATGGAATCCTTTGCCAGCGCGCAACTGTGCGGAGCCTCGGATGATACGAGAAAGGATACCTACAACGCGCAGGGCAGGGAAGATTTGCTCTCGTTCCTTACATGGGCACGGCAGCGGCAGAGCATGGCGCCGTCCACCGTTGCGACCTATGGTCCGTAAATGATCAATGGACTCAATCAGGCCACCATCAGCGCGTTCAAGGGCAAGCGCACCACCGTCAACCTTGCGGATGCGGAGCCGGGAACGCTGCTGTCGGCGAAGAACCTGCTGATTCTGTCCGATGGCGAACTGCGCCGCGCGCCCGGGTACGCGCTGGTTGCCAAGGTGGGCAGCGGTCCCATCAAAGGGAAGTTGTACGACTTCCAGCGCACCGTGGATCAGCGGCAGTTCGTGTTCGTGCAGTCGGGCGGCGAAATCTACAGTATGAACGCGGACGGGAGCGGAATCACCCTGCTCTCGACGGGCGAAACGGGCGTGCATCAGTTCGTGTTCAACTCCTTTGCCGCCTATTCCTCCGATGGCCACAACGCCTGGCGTTATGTAGACAAGGGCGGCGTGCTGACCAGGTACAAGTGGGGCATCGACGCGCCCGCTACAGCCCCGGCCATCGCCTTGAGCGCGGGCACGCTGACCCTGACCTATGGGCGCACCTATGTCTACTGCTTCGTGTCGAAATACACCGACTCGCTGGGCATACAGCGCATGAACATCGGGCCGCCCTCGCCCGTCTCCGCGCACACCGGCCCTATCGCCAATCAGGTGGTCACGCTGTCCACGCTGGCGGTTTCGAGCGATCCGCAGGTTAATTACAAGTGGATATTCGAGGTCAGCGATTCGCCGCTGGATACCAGCGCGACGTATTACTTCGCCGCCGAAATATCGAACGCTACAACCTCCTGGGGCGACACTCTGATTGACGATACGCTGGATTCGACGCGCCTCGCACCGTGGGATAACTTCCCGGCCCCGCCCGCGCCCATGCTCACTACCTGGCAGAACCGCATCGCGGCGGCCAATGGAAACCTGATCCAGTTGAGCGGATTCTCGGAAATCGTGCTCGGCATTCCCGAAGAGGCATGGCCCCGGAGCCTGTTCTTCGAGGTTCCGAGCGGCAAGCGCACCGTCAGCGCCATTACCTCCATGCAGCAGGGCACGGTGCTGGTCGTGAGCACGCAGGACTTCTGGTATCTCTACACCGGCTACGATGCGAGCACGTTCACGGAGCAGGACCGGGTGGCGTCACCGGGCGCCGCCGGCCCGCTGGCGCTGACGCTGACCCCGGAAGGGCTGGCCTACCTGTCCGCCAATCAGAGCCTGCGCCTGTGGCAGGGCGCAGGACTGCCTGCGGAACTGAGTGATCGGGTTTCCAATCACCTCCAGGGCACATACGCGCAGGAGGACATCGACCCCGATCACATTGACGAATCGCTGCTGTGCTGGTACGACTTCGGGGCCATGAACGCGCTGGTGGTGTTCGCGCGCACGGTCGATTCCGCCGCGGCCGGATTCAATCTCATGCAATTGTGGTCATTCGCCACCGAGGCGCGGGGCACGAGCGGCGAGTATGGCGGCGGCAGCGGCGTTTACACGCAACTGGTCGGCACCTTCCAGACGGACAAGATTCTATCTGTGCCGATGACCGCGGCGGGGTCCGTGGATGTGGGCTTCGCGGGGCAGGATTTTATCTACATGGGCGATGCGGCGGGCAACGTTTACCGCTGGCCGGATGGATTCACGGACAATGGCAACCCCTCGCCGGGCGTGGCGCAGTTGGCCTGGGGATTGCCCAACGAAGGCAAGTCCCGCTTTTACTGGACGGATGTGCTGACGGACCGATGGGATGCGGCCTGGGCGTTCGGCGTCTACGCGGTGACGGCCGATGCGCCCGACCAACTGCTGACGGCGACGGAGTTGAGCGTGCAGGCGCTGCCCAGCCCGGTGAACCAGTCAGGCATGGTCATTCGCGCCAGCATGAACGCGCCCGGCGTGGCGACAGGCAAGTATGTCTCTGTCTACCTCACGTTTCCGAGCGATGACACCGAGGCGGTCGTGCGCAAGGTCACGCTGTCGTCGCGGCCGATCTAT